TCGCCCAGCGCGTTCGGCCTCACGAAGTACGGAACGGTCGAGAGCGGCCGGGCGCTGAAACTTCGGCTGATTCGCACTCTGGCCAAGATCAACCGCAAGCGGCTCTACTACGACGCGGCGCTGAAGGCGGCCTTGCTGACCGCGCAGATGCTCGATGTGAGCCTCGGCTCAGGCAAGTACGAACCGGCCGAACCGACCATCCAGTGGGCCGATGGTCTGCCCGAGGACATGGTCGAGATGGTGGAGATCGAGAGCCAGCGCCTGGCGGCCGGCAACACCTCGATGGAGTCCTCGGTCCGACGACTGGACGGCCCGGACGCGGTCGAGGCCGAGATGGCGCGCATGGCCGAGGAGACCGGGCAGGCGGTGGCGCTGACTGGAGCCCCGGGAGGCAGGCGGGCCGGCGCGGAGACCAAGCAGGGCGGAGAGCAGGAGGGCGGCCAGGAGTGAGCGGCACACGGGTCTTCCGCAGTCGGGTCTACGGGCGGATGCACAAGCGGCGGCGGCATGAGCTGGGGCTGGGGGGCTTCCGCCGCGAGGAAGTCTGGCAGCGGATGGCCGCCGAGGAGGCCCGCCTGGCGGCCGCGGTTCGCCCTCGCCCCAGGCGCTCGTGGCGGCGGCCGCTAGACTGGGCCTGGTTCGCCTTTGTGTGGCTCCGGGTGCGCCTGCTGCGGGCGGTCCGCAGCCACCCCTCGTCCCGGGGGGCCATCGCCCCACACAGCGCCACAGGCGCAGCCGTTCAGGGGCGCTAGGGGCGCGCCATGCCCCCTCCCATCGGCCGGCGGCGAATCGAGGAGTTCCGGCGGGCGTTCGGGGGCGAGATCGACTCGCTCGCCGCGCTCTACCGCAACGCCGCGGCCGACATGATGCAGGTGGTCGGGGATGCCTCGGCCACCCTGTTCGCCCGGCAGCGTGCCATCGCCTACCTGCGCCAGTATCAGGCCATCCTCGCCGATCTGCGGGACGAGGCGGCCGCCTGGATCGAGATGAACATCCCCCGCGCCTACCACGTCGGCCTGGAGTTCGCCGACGAGGGGGCGCGCAATATCCGCAAGGCCGGCGTCAACCTCGGCCGGCGGCAGCGGGAGGTGTTCTCGCAGGTGCATCGGGAGGCGGCGCAGGCGGTGATGGAGGAGATGATGCGGACCTCCGACTTCGCGCTGGCGCAGATCGGCCGGCGCGCCAATGATGTGTTCCGGCGAGTGGGGATCGAGGAGGTGGCGAAGGGCATCGCGGAGGGGAAGAGCCGCATTGAGGTGACTCGCCAGATCAAGGATCGCCTGCTCCGCGAGGGCCGGCCCTACTTCACCGACGCCCTGGGCCGGCAGTGGGACCTCGACCGCTACGGCGAGATGGTCGCCCGCACCACCACGCGGGAGGCGATGACGCAGGGGACAATCAACCGCCTGCGGGAGCACCGCATTCAGCTCGCCCAGGTCAGCGCCCACAACGCGGCGGACTTCTGCATCTACTACGAGAACGTGGTGGTCAGCCTGACGGGCGAATCGGTGGCGGGCTACCCGCCCATCAGTGCGATCAACGGCGGGCCGCCATTCCACCCGAACTGTATTCCTGCAGGAACGCGAGTGCTGACGCCACGCGGCTGGCGGGAGATAGAAGACATCCGCATTGGTGATGTGGTGATGACTCATCGCGGGCGGCCGCGGGAAGTAACTGCGGTGATGGTGCGAGCCTACGCAGAAGCGCTCACGCAGATCGGGGCGCTGTATCTCACCCCGGATCACCCAGTGTTGACCCGAGACGGGTGGCAGGCAGCCTGGCAGCTAGGGGCCAGAGATGAGGTCGCGGTCCTTGAGCAATCCGAGGACCGCCTGCGCAGTGAGTTCCGGCCTCTTGCGATAGCGGATGCGGACGATCTCGAAGCCAAGAGCGGTGACCTTGACATCACGGGCGGCGGATCTGGCAACGCGGTCCGGTTCGCGCCAGTCGTCAATCTCGACGGTCAGGCTCGTGCCGGGGAAGAAGAAGTCCGCGATGTAGCGCTCAATCGGGTGTTGGAAAACGTATGTCACCACGGCGGCATCGAGAGCATCACAGACAGCGACCTCATGGCGACTGGGGTGGCGGCGATACGCGGCGGCGCGCCGTTTCGAGATGTCGTTGAGCGCCGTCGCCCTCTGCGCCGGGTTGGCAGCGCGCATTCGTGCGACATTGCGCTGGTAGGCTTTGCTGGCGCGGTCCGTGACCCTGCCGGGCTTGGACCCGCCCCGAGGCCGAGTATTGATGCCGTAGCGCGGGAACCAGTATCTCAGCAGGTTCGTATCCCTGATGCCCAACTTAGAGGCGATCTGCTTGAGCGTCTGCCCCTCGGCATAGATCCTTGCGAGGAACTGACCGAGCGGCTCTCCTGCTCTGGACGACAACTCCTTCTCGCCGACGATGGCAGCCATGACCGCGGTTTAGCATTCAAACTGCGCTCGGTCAACTATCGCGGTATGGTCTACAATATTGCTGTCGCCGAAGACGAAAGCTACATCGCCGAGGGTGTCGTGGTGCACAACTGCGCGCACGTGCTGACACCCTTCGTGCTATCGCTGGCGACGGACAAAGAGCAGGCCGCGGGCAGGATCGAGCCGGACTTGCTGAACAAGACGCCAGCGAAACTGCAGCGGCGGTTCCGGAAGGATTTCCCCGAGCGGGCGCGGGCGGAGGGGAAGAGGATGCGGCAGCAGGGGGCGGCCGCGAAGCGCAGGGCCGAGAGACCCGTGGTGGCACCGTGAGAGCAAGCATCGGCAGTCGGTTCGCTCACGGTACCCCGCGATCACCCTATCGGCGGAGTCACGTATCGGGACTTCCATGAGGCGACAGATGCGGTATTCGTCTCGGCAGAGGCACCAGATCGCTCACCCGACTACGTGTCAGCTTCAGGGAGTCGCTACTGGGATGTAGGCGACGGGGTGATCCGCGCTTCGGATCACTGGGGCCGCCAGATCGCGAGTTGCAGTTGGTACTACGGCACGCCCGCTCAAAGAGATGAGCTGATACGCCACAAACTGGAAGTCTATGACCGTTTTGGGCTGGAGGCGTGGCGAGTGAACACCGAAGGTGTGGCAAACGAGCATCCTTTCTGGTATGATGGGAAATGGCACGAGGGGGCATGGATGAAGGAGCCGAGAGTGGGCTATGCCCCGTACGCCACATTTGTCAGGAAGACCCCATGACAGCCAACTCTACTCGGAGAGATGCCTCCCCCCCGTGGGAGGCCAATAGCGAGCGAGCCGACAGCGGTTGGCCCACTTGGAAAGACGAGTTCAAGGGGTTGCGGGAGGCATTTGAGCGAGCTCGCCGCAAGCGGGCGAAGCGTCGCCACAGGCGGCCGCACGGGGGGTTGACAGGAGAGGGCGAACCGAGCAGAATGAGGCGGTAGGGCAGAAGGTAAGAGCCCGCGAGGCAATGCTATGAGCAACCTGGACCGTGGTATCCGCAGAGTCACGATGCACCCCGAGATTTCCCGTCAGCACCTGGAGCATTCTCAGGCCAGGTGCGGGAAAGAGCCGTGTTCCGCCGTTTGCCTGATCTCCCGTCTGCGCCATGCCCTCAGCAACCGGAGCGCCGCGCGACGAAATGCGCGAGAGGAGATCGAGGCCTACGGCCGGCCTGGCGCGAACGAGCCGCGCGTCTCCCGCGCCGAGGATGTGATCCGCAAGGCGCTGGAACTGGGCGGCATGAGCGAATCGCTGACTGCTGCCTGCCAGGAATTCATCACCGCATGTTGACAAAGGCTCCTGACGTGGTATAATCTCGCGACAACCTAGCCGCACCCCGCTGGCATCGCGCAGATGAGGCGGGCTTCCCAAGACCGACGCGACAGCGAAGGCCGTGGGGAGCCCGCCTCTTTGCTTTGCAGGGAGAGTGACAGGCTGATGCCGGTCCGCAAGGTCAAAGGCGGCTATCGCTGGGGCGGCCACGGCAAGGTCTACCCCACCAGGGAGCAGGCCGAGGCCCAGGGCGCGGCCGCCTATGCCCGCGGATATCGGGAGCGCAGGGCGCAGCCTGTCCGCAGGGCCAGCCGCCGCTTCAGGGCGGGCCGGCGACCGGGGAGATGACTGACGGTGGCAATCGAGATCGACAACGCGACCATCTCTGATCGGGCCTGGGGCGACGTGGACAAGGCCGCCCTGGCGCGCCGGCTCCAGGAGTCGGGTAGCGAGGCCGCCATCCGCGAGGCCTTCGCCTACGTCCCCGACCTGGAGAATCGCAGCGAGTGGGGCGGGCCGCACCATGAGCTGCGCGGCGACACGCTGGTGGTGAACCGGAACGGAGTGCACGCGCTGGCCGCGGCGCTGTCCGGCGCGCGAGGTGGAGTGAGCTGGCCGCGGTCCGCGAGAGTGGCGGCCCTGGCGCACGTGCGCAAGCACTACAAGCAACTCGAGGAGGCGACTCCTGAGGGATTGAGCGCCGAGTAAGGAGGCTCCGCATGCGCATCAACAACCGGCGCATCTCAGATCTGGCCTGGGACGATGAGGCCCGCGTCGAACTGGAGCAGTCGCTCGCCGCAGCCTCCCGCGAGGCTGTCGATGAGGCCTACTGCTACGTCTCGCAGGACGGCTCGGTCCGTGTCGGCCCGCACCACGAAGTGCAGGACGGCGAGATGGTGGTGAGCCGCGATGCGGTGTACGGGTGTGCAGCCCGCATGCGGGAGAGCCCGGAGCGCGCGGCCCAGGACATGTGGGGCGAGGGCCGGCCCTTCGAGGAGACGCGGCTCCGTCGCAGCGACCGAGTGAAGGCGCTGCAGCATTTGGGCCGCCATATTGGTGATATGGACAAGGTGCCGATCTATGCAGGGGAGTGACGAGGCCTGAGCAGGGTCTCTCATGATTCGCCGGCCCGCCAGCGATATGGTGGGCGCATTCGCCGCGGGGCGTTAAGCCGAGGAGACCGAGATGGGTGACAACGACCAGAACCAGACGGGCGACGGGCAGGGCCAGGCGGGAGGCGGAAATGCCTCTCAGTCAGGCCAAGGAGATCACCAGTCGGGACAGACGCGTTCGACAGGCTCAGGGCAGACCTCCGGGCAGCAGGGCGGACAGGGCGACGCGCAGTCATCGCAAGCGCCGGCGACACAGGCGAAAGGCGTCGCGCTCAAGCTCACGCCGGAGCAGGTGGCCCGACTGGTCAAGGACGGCACGCTGGAGCTGTCCGACGAGCTGTTCTCGGGCGGGGTGAAGGATCGCATGGGGCAGCTCACCGCCCGGGCGAAGGCGGCGGAGCGGCGGCTGGCCGAGATCGTCGCCGCCCAGGAGGAGGCCGAGCGCAAGGCCCTTGAGGAGCAGGAGCGCTTCAAGGACCTCTACGAGAAAGAGCGCGCGGCGCGAGAGAAGGAGGCGACTGCCCGCAAGGAGGACGCCGTCCGCTCTCGATTCCTGATCGCCGCAGCCAAGGCCGGGATCGTCGATCCTGACGTGGCCTTCGTCGTCGCCAAATCG